TAACCTTGATGATCTAAATACTCCCAAGACTTTTGACCAATGTAATTTCTAAAATCTAAAAAATCATTGTCAGCTGTTAATGGTGTTGAATGATATGATCTGCCAAAGTCACCGTGTTTTTTTATAAATTCTTTTTCTCTTTTACGAGCATCACTAATGTATTTGTTACTTGCTTTGTTTAACGATTTAATAAACTCTGGTTTTTGTTCTGACCAAATAGTTGTGTTAAAGTAATTACTTATGAACATTATTTAAAAGGACTCCCTATATGCCAGACAACAAGACTGTATCTTGTGCCAGCTGTTACTGGTTTAACTCTATGCCATACAAAACTAGGAAATATAATAATAGAACCTTTTGGTAATATTTCTTTACATTGTATTCTATGTTTTGATTCATCTCGCATATGTGGATCATAGTTTCTAAAATCAAACTCTAGTTCTCCACCTTTATACTCTGAACCATCTGTTAACTGACAAGTCATAGATAGTTTTCTTATTTTACCATGATCTGGTGTATTTGGTCTATCATAAGGTTTATCCCAACCATCACAATGCCAATCATAATATTGATTCAATTTATATTTTGTAAATTGACAAGACTCAGATCTTTCCCAATCAAAGTTCCAACCAGCATTTCTATTAGCTTCGTGAACATATGGGTGAATTTCTTTATATATCCAAGGATCATTTAACCATACTAAATCAGAATTTCTTTTTCTTTTTAAATCTAATACTTCTTGTTTGTTTAATTTTCTATCTCCATAACCACCAGTTCTAGCCATTTCTTCTTTTTGTTGATTAGCATATTTAATAACTTCATCACAGAACCTAGGTGTTAGTGCAGATTTAAAATACCAGTAATAATTAGATATATTCATAAGTTATTGTTTGTATAAAGTTTAAAGAATCTTGTTGATGGTTGGTTATGTAATACATCTGTGTAGATGGAAACATAATAAATGAATTATTGGTTAAAGGTATGTCCCAACTTCTTCCCGCTCTTCGGTTTTGATCATAGTGTATTCGAACACTACAATCTTTTACATTTACTCCATAAAGAAAAGTATAATCAGGAGAGTTTTTTAAATCTATTAGATCAATATTTAATAAAGGAATTGTAGTCTCTTGAGGTTTATAAATATTTCCCCACGTTTCTTTGTTAACTAAAGTAAACCCATAGTCTAAACTTATATAATCTCTCATATAAGTGTTCAACATATCCCAAGTTCGTGAGAATGGAAATTCAGAATTTTTAATTTGTGAAAATAAAATATCGGATTGAAGTTTGTCTCGATCTATTTCAAAACCTTTAGGCATATCAATAGTGCCATAATATAATGCTATTTCAGATAATACTTTCTTGTGCATACCACCACCATTTTTAATTTATGCTTTAAGATCTGTCAAGTCCCAAGATTGATTAGCTTCATTCCAGACATAAGACCAAGAATGTGTGCCAGCTTCATTTTGTGAAGTTTGTTCTGCTGTTAATGCTGGAGCATCACCGATTGGTGATTTCCAATTTGCAGTTGTTGTATCTTTTACCCAAGAAGCATGTGGTTTTTTAGGCCAAAAGATATTATTATCTTCGTCCCATTCATAACCTATGCCTGCATAATTTCCTCTAAGTGGAGTTCCACCTAATCTATGTGTGTTGTGAGATGTATTGTATGAAGTTTGAATCCACATTTGAGCAGGCCAATTATTATGTGTCTCTAAATATTGTTGTCCTACTGATTCATCTTCAACGCCATCAGCGTTTAACATATCAGAATTATTTAAAGTTAGTACTTGAATAACTTTTCCGTTAATTCCTAGTTTTGCAAAATGTGCCATAATGTTTCTCCTTATATCTTAAAATTAATTGTTAAACAATACATAAATATTATGTATATCTATATCTTATTATTACGATTCCTGAACCACCAGCTCCACCACAACTTGTTGGATTAGCTAAATTTCCCCCGCCGCCACCACCGCCAGTATTATCTGTTCCCGCTTCTCCTTTTGATCCAGGCCAAGGAGGAGAATCAGGCGCACCGTCTCCACCACCACCTGTTCCGCCAGTTCCAGCAGCATAAGGTTGAGGAAAAGGAGATCCACCTCCAGCACCACCTCCACCACCAGCATAAGCTGTTGGAGTTGCTGAAATTGAAGTTGTTACACCGTTTCCACCATCTCCTGAATCATTACAAGCTGGAGCTGATTGTCCAACTGCTCCTGCTCCACCGCCACCACCACCGGCGTGACCGCCAGCATTTGTAGGGTGTCCGGCTCCGCCATTATTTCCTTGAGGAGGAGTTACGGGAGGAGTATTTCCACTACCTACAGTAGATGGACCATAAGCAGCACCACCACCGGATCCACCAGGACTACCATTAAGACTAGATGGAGTTGGAGGAACTTGCATTCCACCTTTTCCACCACCTGCTGATGTAATTGATGAAAAAACTGAATTAGCTCCACAAGTACCAGCAGTATCTCTTGTGCCTTTAGTTCCTCCACCACCTACTGTTATTGGATAAGCTGTCGCTGAAACTGTAACTCTATTTCCTGGAGTACAATATCCATCTAATGGACTTGCAGTATAAGGTGTTACTGGACTTTTTAATTCTCTAAAACCTCCTGCACCTCCACCTGCTCCATAGTCTCCACCGCCACCACCACCGCCAGCGATTACCATATATGAAACTAAATTATTTGCTGCAGAAGGCGAAGCACAAGAAACTGTAAAAGTTCCTGGTCCTGTAAATGTATGAATTTTGTCATTTCCTGAAGTAGTTATTGTTCCTCCTGTAGCTACAAGATACTCATTAGCTCTAACATTAGAAGTTGAATCTTGAACATTAAGCCAACCTTGTGTTGAGTCTATATAAACAAAAGTTACTGATTGACCTTCTGTATTTAAAATTACATCTGCATTTACACCACCAATTTTTTCTGAACCATTTGGAGATACAGTTAAAGCATTTGAATCCCAAGTAGCTGCATAATCTGCAAATGAAACTATTGATCCAGCAGCTCCTGCTGGTAAGTTTGCAGTAATCGCACCACTTGTAGTATTTACAAAATAACCTTTTCCTGTTGCGGCTGTAAATGGAGTTGATGTTTGAACTGTTGTAACCCAATCTACAGTTCCTGTTCTACCGAAACCTGTTTGCGATGCACCTGATGCTAAAGCTATTGTTTTACCTGACTCTCCAAGAGTCATTGTGCATCCTGTTGCAACCGTTAATGTATTTACTTTTACTGTACTAGTCATTATTGATATTTATACCTTATTATTACTAAACCTGAACCACCAGTGTTTGTAGTATTTGGAGAAGCACCTCCAGCTCCACCACCAGTATTATCTGTTCCTTGAGATGCTGGTCCTGTTCCAGGAGGTCCTGCTGGACCATACCCATCTCCACCACCACCTGGACCACCTGTTCCGCCGTTTATACCACTGTTAACTGCAAAACCGCCACCGCCACCAGCTCTTGTTACTGAAGATCCACTAATTTCTGTTGCAATTCCTGCTCCACCATTACCACCTTTTGATGAAGTACCATTTTGACCAGCACAAGCTGCTCCACCGCCACCGCCAGAACCAAAAGCAGGAGGAGTATTAAGTCCTGTACCGCCATTATTTCCTTGAGAAGGAGTTGTTGGAGGAGTATTTCCTGCTCCTGCTGCTGTTGTGCAAAAATTACCTCCACCACCAGAACCTCCAGCAAAAGCTGGTTTTTCAGGTGCAGGGATAGAACCATCATTAATAGCTCCCTTTCCACCACCTGCTGATGTTATTGTTGAAAATATAGAATTAGCACCATTAGCATTACCAGAACCACCTCCTCCAACTGTTATTGGATAAGATGTTACTGAAACTGTTACTCTATTTGGTGAACTTGGATAACCATCTAGTGGACTAGCAGTGTATGGAGTTGTAGGAGATTTTAATTCTCTAAAACCACCTGCTCCGCCACCACCAGAATAAGCACCTGGATTATTACCTGCCCCAGCACCTCCTGCAATGACCATATAAGAAACTGTATTATTAGCTGCTGTAGTTGAAATATTAGATACTGCAAAAGTACCTGGCCCTGTGAAAGTATGAATTTTGCAATTACCACAAATACTTACGCAACCGCCTGTTGCAACTAAATTTGGATTTTGTACAATATTTTCTGTAGAATCATTAATTGTTACCCATCCCTCTGTTGCATCTACAAAAAGTAAAGTAACTGATTGTCCTTCTGTAGCTAAATTAGCATTAGCAGCAGTACCACCTATTTTGTCTGATCCATTAGGTACAACAGTTAAAGCGTTTGAAGCAAAAGTACTTGCATAATCTACTACTGAAACAATTGCTCCAGCAGAACCTGCTGGTAAATTCATATTAAAAGCACCGCCTGTTGTATTAGCAAAATAACCTTCACCATCACTAGCTGTGAATGTAGCTGTTTTAATTGAACCTGTTTGCCAATCTACAGTTCCAGTTCTACCAAATCCTGTCTGCGTTCCATTGTTTGTAATTGTTACACCACTAGGAATAACAAAAGAATCTCCACTATCCCCTAATGTAGTTGTACCACACGCTGTTCTTGGACTAATTTTATTTACTTTTACTTCACTCATTAT